ATCTGCGAGGTCACCAGCTCCTTTGACGTTGTACCGGTGGCCATGCGCATGTGAGCAGCAGTAGCCTCGTTGCCATCCCAGACGCCCGCCGGCATTACTGCACCGCCGACAGCAGGCGTCACGACGGACTCCAGTGTAGGGATCACGTCGCCACTGCGCCGGATACAGATCATTGCACCGGGTCCGACGCCGCCCGTGAGAATCGCGCGCGCATTGTGGCCAGTACAATACTGGATGACGGCTCCGCCGATGGTGACCGGCTCGAACTGGATGCGCGGAATAAGATAGCCCTGTGCAGAGGTATTCCACTCGACTGCAAGCACCTTCGTCACAGCCTTCTGGTCAGCGAGCGGCATCTTGAAGGCCACGCAATCCTTCGGGTTCTTGAGAGCCTTAGTCTTAACCTCCGCGACAGCATCGTAGCCGATAACGATACCATCCGTATCATATGCGCTCTGGGCACGCCGCTCAACTAGCCACGCCTTCAGAGCCTCCTCGGTAACGGTCGCGGCCGACACGTGCCAGGGAGTCTCGTAACCTGCCTCCTCCAGCCATGCAAACTGTGCAGAACGGCTTAAACGAGAAGGGAAGAGTACTTCATACGCGACGAAGCGGAGCTTAGCTACCTCCGAAGCGGCGGGCGAGATCTGGTGAATGAGGCCATTCACCCAACTGCGAGCCGGACCCTTGACGGTCTGACTGCGAGAGAGCACAATCTCGCCACGGACCACTCCGAACTTGGCCTTGCCATCTGCCCGAAGTCCTTGAATCGCCGTGAGATGCGAGATGTCCTGGCCCTCCACTCCATCGCCGCGGAGATAAAGCTGCTTCTTACTTGGTGACCAAAGAGCAGAAAGGCCATCGAGCTTCTCGGAGACCACGAAGGCCTGGCCTGCGAGGAAACGGCGGAGGCTGTCCTCGCCCGGCTTAATCTTGTCAAGAGAGGGCATGAGGTAAGGGAGCTTCACTGCGCCCGCCCCTACCGCCGCCCCGACAGTCTTGAAGAAGGGATTCTTCGGATCCACTGCCCGAAGCTTCTCTACAAGGGCATCAAACTCGTCATCATTCATAAGAAGAGGCTTACCGTTGTAATATGCATCGGACGCGGCCTGAAGCTGTGCGACGATAGAGTCTGCCATTTTTGATACTAACAGTTAACAAACCTTAAGGTTCAATTTTACTAGTCGATGCGCGAAAACAAAATTGAGTCGACATGACGCTTAGAAGTCAGTGCGGCAAAGGATTCTCACAGCAACTCTTGACTATAAATCAATATCAAGAATCCTGAAAATCATCCGATATGGTCTAGCGGTCAGGATAGGGCTCTTTCACAGCCTCGGCCCGGGTTCGACTCCCGGTATCGGAATCAAGTTTGGTGCTTCTTTAAAAAGCACCTGGTGATCACACGACTCCTAAGGCTTCGCACAGCAACTCGTATAATAGTTATTATTACAATGAAGCCTGCCCTACGCTTATAGTTCAGTGGTAGAATAACGGACTTCCATTCCGTTAACGCGGGTTCGATTCCCGCTGGGCGTAAACAGTTTGGTTCTTCTGTAAAAAAGAACCTGGTGGAGGAGCATTCTTCTCTGTAACCGCGTTAGCTCAGTCGGTAGAGCGTCGGCCTTTTAAGCCGAATGTCGCGGGTTCGAGCCCCGCACGCGGTATTTTGCTTCTGTGGCGCAGTGGATAACGCGTCCGCCTTCTAAAGTCAACAGACTGTAAGCGGAAGATCGTGGGTTCGAACCCCACCAGAAGCCTGGCCTTCGGGCCTTTGCCTTTATAAGGCCGTTGCCTTTATAGCTCAGTGGTAGAGCACCAGCTTTGTAAGCTGTAGGTCTTGGGTTCAATCCCCAATGGAGGCATTTTTTTATGAGCATAGAATGAGCATAAAAAAATGCAGTTAAATAGCCCACTATTTAGCGTTCAGCAAGGAACATATTATCGTAGCCATTTAGTGTTGTAATCTTGTATCCGAGCCCCTTTAGAAAGTCAAACAAATCTGCCCGTAGCTTCGTGGCAGGAATATTTTCAGAATCTTTTGAAGAAGGCCATGATTCAAAAAGAATCTTTGGATATCCATTCTTCTCTAGCATCTGTCGCCCACCCATGAGCACTTGCTGCTCGAATCCCTCAACATCAATCTTAATGAAACTGATATTCTCAAAGTTATAGGAATCAAGAGTTCGAACCTCAACGGGAATAGAAGGAGTTCCCTTTAGTCGATCGGCCTCAAACTGGCAGCATCCATTACTACCTCCATCCTCAGAACGAAGAAAGTACTGCAGTGTACCGGCAGTATCTCCGAGCGCGACATTATAAGGTACAATCTTTCCATCGAGCCCCTGGAGTGCGATATTTGCGCAGAGATAGTTAAATGTCTTAGGCGAGCACTCGAAACTATACACTCTTCGAGCTTTCTGCGCAAGCTCCATAGAATAGGTCCCACAATGTGCCCCAATGTCAAGACAATCCTTTTCAGGAACAGCAAAGTTCTCGCAACACCAGTCAATCAGTGATTTTTCATACACATCAGAGGATGCCCAGTCTCTAGCAATCAGTCTTTCAGGAAAAAGATAGTATCCACGTCCACCCACCAGCTTCTGAAAAAGAGGCGTTTCTGTTTGAAGCGAACCGGTTCTAAGATAATACATTCTAGATGGGTTCAGAATCTAGCTTTAAGTTTCGCGGACTGAGACAGATGACAGAACAATATACTGCTGGCACCGGTGCCGTGGGCGTTCTGTTTGAAGACCTCATGGATCAGACACTCCGCTGGCTAACTCCAGCCTTAACTGCCGCCGGTTACCAAGTTATCGTACGCAATGAACAACAGATTCGCGACTTTTTTAATGAACAGTCTCTGAATGGAGTCGACCATTGGATAGAGCTCAAGCGTGATGGAATGACCACCATGTTTATGCTCCAAGAAAAATGGAAGCTTGTGACAAATCAGCGAGAAGTCAGTCAGTTTCTTGACTGCTGTGCACGCATTAAAGCTCGCCTTCCTAAAGAAGAAACTAAGATATACAGACTCTGGGTCACCAAAACTCCGCCAACCCTGAATGGTGAAAAGTCTCTACAAGAGGGAGGCGCTTACGTGGTTCAGGTGGGAACCTCGATGACAATGCTTGCCCAGTGTACTGCGCAAATCATTTGCGAGTTGATTAACAATCGCCCTGCGGCCGCCGCCGTTATTGAGAAGATGCCATCGCTTCTACCAACAGATACACCCTTTGAGGTGATTGCCAGAGATCTAGAAGTGAAGCATATGCCGGCCCCCACGATAAATCCATCGAAGGTGCGTGTATCGGTTCAAAAGGCTTAACGCTCGGCTAGAAACATATCATCCCATCCATTCACCGGTAGAATCTTATACTCCAATGATCGGATGAACTCAAATAGCTTCTCGCGAAGGTCTTTGGCAGGATACTGAGTGCATCGCTCAGGCCACGACTCAAATAGGATCTTCGGATAGTCATTTTCCTCAAGCGTCTTAACTGCTCCCTGAAGAACATTCTTCTCATGACCTTCAACATCAATCTTGATAAAGTTGATATTCGTTAGACCATAAGAGTCCAATGTCCTAATCGGAACATCAATCGACGGAATATCGGAACGATCCGAATCAAACTGCGAACATCCATTCGCCCCTCCATCCAGTGGATCGCGAATAAGATATTTGATTGTCTTTGCAGCCGCTTCCTCCGGATTTCCAAGGGCAACATTGTACTTTGTCACCTTATAATGAAGATCACGGAGTGCCAGATTTGCGCAGTAATAGTTGAAGCTCCTCGGTGAACACTCGAAGCCGTATACATGCTGTGCTTTCTTTGCAAGTTCAACTGTATACATACCCATATGAGCACCAACATCAATGCAGGCTTTATCCTCTCTAGTAAAGACCTGTGATGACCAGTTGATAATCGACCTTTCATAGAGCCCGGTTGTTGCATAATCCCTTGCCACACGACTTTCTCCAAAAAAGAATGTACCGTCACCACCAGGAATCTTTTGATACACTGGATTTTCTGTGTGAAATGATTCCGTCTTAACGTAAAACATTCTATTCTAAGGTCGTTGCACGAGTTTAAGCCTCAAAGCATCAACGATGAACATAGACCTTTGCCATATTTCTTTTTTATTCCAGTACTTATAACATTGAGCGCCTGTAAAACAGTTAGACCCCTATCCATAAGAGTACATCCAAAGATACGTTCATAGAGAGCCGATTCCTCTATTGATAGAATATGTGATCCTCCCTTCTGTAAAATAGAAAGAACTAGACCATTCCATGTAGGCGATAACACTGCAACAGGAGCCTCCTCTCGACTGAGTGCTGCATCGCATAGATGAACAAGCAGTTCAATCAGTCCTTGAAGTCTTCCTTCAGGAAACCAATCAAAAATCCGAATTTCAATTCCGTGATTAAAGTGCTTTCGGTAGTTAATATCCATACCGACGCGTTCAAGCGGCTCGTATGCGCTCATTGCATGATAGCGTTTATACCACCAGAAATCAGTATTTGTTCCTTTAATATCACAGACAGCCGCAGTGAGAATCTTTCCTTCTTTCATTATATCTGTATCATACGTACCGATGCCAATATAACGAGAAACAGCGCATCGTTGTGAAGCGCTTGCATAGCGCCCATCATGTGAAAAGGAGAATGGGTCTGCCGTTCCATAGGATACCAGTAGAAGAGGTTCTAGCCACTGAATCATACGGATACAACGGCGATGATTCGCACGGAACTCGTCTGGGTATAGCAGAATCGTTGTACCACTCGCATCTTTTGGCCCAAGCAGTGACGGTAACGTAAGATTGATGTGATAGGTTCCATTGTTAAACATAACAACATTTTGAGGATTACTGTAAAATACTGCGAATCCCGGATTTTTTGGAGGATACATCAATAAACCCTTATCACGATGAATCTTCTTAGCCACCAGATACTCATTGAGAACCTTCAAGAATGCAGACTTCATCGTAACAAGTTCTTTTATAACGGCAGGCCCTGTCACCTTATAGAAATCTTGTGTTATAAACTCAATGGTGTCTCCATCAAAAACAAATGATTTCTCATAGAGATCTTTAAATAGTTCTGGGCAGAACTCTTGGAGCGCAGCAAGAAGTGTAGTTCCAGAAAAGGTGGGATTCGGTTTGGGGACTTTCTCGTAGGTTGTGGTATGTTGCCCACGTACATTCATCTTTTGGAATGCATGTGCATTTATGAAAAAGGGAAGAGGAATACATCCTGATGCATCGGGGAAGGTGGAATCAAACGAAGCCGAGATGCATGATTTATATGTTTTATAATAGTCGACACTGTATCTCTCTGCTGTATGTGCAGTACGGATTATTGGTGCAGCAACATAGATTGGTTTATCGAACTGAAAATATGTCTCTTCTTCAATGCCTAGACCCCAGAAAAGCTCATTTTCACCGTATTTGGTTTGATATCTTTTATGTTTTTCAAGTATTTTTGTCATCCCTGTAGTATCATTATATTTTTATCACAGTTTAAAGTACTTACACATACAGTACTCAATGAAAACTACCCTCGTAACCTTTTTCTTTAATATAAAAGACCTCCCTGACGCAAATGACAGCGTAAGACCACAGTCATTTTATATGGAACATGGTCGTAAAACATTAGCGCTGCCATATCCGATGGTTATCTTTTGCGATACAATAACTTATGATAATATAAAGGGAATCCGCGGCGAGCTTCCTACAAAATATATCATAAAGTCGCTGATGGATTATGACTTTTTTAGCTATAACATAGAAACCATACGAAAGAACCGCGAAGGAAACCTTGTCTATTTAAATAATCGTAATACACCATCCTATTTTATTTTAACTATGTTTAAGGTTATAGCGATTAAGATTGCGTATCAACAAAACCCCTTTAATACACCATATTATGCATGGATTGATTTTGCAGGCGCCCGTGTTCTAAAAGATTTTGATAAGAGTATGGCAACTATTGTAGCAGATCCAAATCCCAAGGTTTCATTTTGTTATATCGAGTTCAGATCGAAGGCTGAACTGGCTTCAATGGAATCTCCATTTATTTGGGAGGGAAAGTGTGGTGTTGTCTCTGGCTGTTTCAGTGTACAAAAGGAATACGTAGATAAGTTCTATAATGGTACAATGAGCATCTTTCACGAAATGCTTGTACGTGGGGTGGGCCATGCAGAAGAGCAAGTGTTTACGCATTTTTGGAATAGAAACCCTGAACTCTGTACAATTTTTTATGGCGATTATCCTTCCATTCTGATAAACTATAAGTATCCTACCCAAGATTTTCACCTTATACGCTGGCTCTTTATAGAGAGAGCTATAAATGCAGAGCGCAAGGATATTGCACTTGAATGTATTGAGTCTCTATTAAAATCATACAAACTTTCCGAAGAAGAAAAGAGTGTATTAGATAGTCTGAAAATAAAAGCATCAGTTAGATGAAGACAAAGAGTCTCTTTCCATTTTCAATAGATAAAGACGCGGGAAAATATTTTGTCCAGCGTGTTCAATCTATTTTTCGTTTTAATGAGATTCGCGTGATGCAGATTCTAGAGCTTGCACAATACAGCGTCATCTATTTTGTTCTCGGCTTCATGCTTGGGGCCGGCCTGGAAATCATCTTCCCCGACTTTGACGAAAATGCCCCGATTCAGAATGTCATACTTGAAGTTCTCGCTCAACTTGTATTATTCGTGGTTCTTGTATTCTATGTGAGAAAAATCGCCAAGTTGGTGCCATTCTTATTTGTTCTCAACTGGGACATTAATGGCGATGGAAAGATACCGAAGTACACGCCATATCTGACTGCTGAATACGGGGGTGAGATAACGATTGGCCTTGTGCTCATTGGTTCACAGCTCAACTTCCTCCGTAAGATTGACTTGCTATCGCGTGAAATGTATAGTCGTTATATGGGACTGCCAACGCGTATTGGAAGTATAATAGGGGACGCGCCTGCCCCGATTAAGAAGTAAGCTTTGCGACTACTTAGTGACATGCATTTAAAGTAAGGAAGGCCTTTCGGCCTTCCTTACTTTAAAGCGTCACTGGTACGGTTTCCGCGCAAGAATCCAACATTGACATACATTTCTTTCTTCGTTTGTAATACGCCCCCCTTTAACTAGATTAATAAATCGTACCCAGTCATGTGTTCTCCATAGCTTTTCAATATAGTCGAAGTTGCCCCACTGCCCTATTTCAATGATATCAAACCCTGCTGATTTAAACATGACTGCGAGACCCATCGGATTGTAACCTCCATAATGGATTGGTGTGCCGTGGGGAATATTTAACGTAGGAACACTTGTAAAGACATATCCACCCGATTTCAAGGTAGTGTAAATACTCTCCACTGCCTTGTAAGGATTATACAAGTGCTCAAGTGTCTGATTAAATAGAAAAAAGTCAAACTCATCCTTAAATGTATCAGATATACAGTGTAAATCATATGCTGGATATTCAAGAAGTACCTTTTCTTTGCACGAAATAAGCTCTAGCTCCGGGTCTCTATTGCATGTATATGCCATCTTTGTAGGATGTATACCATGTTTTTGTATCCATTCTTGAAAATCTAGAACAGTCCAGTTTCGAGGAAAATCAATCCATTCTGCAGCCCAATCATTGTACCATTGCTTAATGGGGCATGGAGGAAGAATCTCATATTTTGTAAAATATGAAGGGGGTAGTTTCACATGAGTAGTATACAGCTGATGTAACTCATTATCGGTAAATCTTTTCATTCTGTATAGACCGGAATCAAAAAAGTAATCATAATGGCCGCAGAGTGGTATGAACAGAGTGGTATGAACAGAGTGGTTTAAACACTAAACACCATTCCCTACAGAATGTCAGATGAAAGGATTACTGCTCTCGAGGAGAAGCTGAACCGCCTCCAGCTAGCCCTCAGTTCACAGATGAAGGAGAAGGACATGGATCATCTGATTATCCATTATGGAAGTGACAAGTTTGTAAATAAGTACATCCCTTTGTATCATTCACTATTTAAGCATCTCCGTGACCAGCCGATAAATATGCTCGAAGTCGGAATCGGTACTCTTATTCCGGATGTTCAGTGTTCTATGGTTGGCTTTGCACAACCTGGATACAAGCAGGGTGGATCTCTTCGTGCATGGAGAGATTATTTTCCAAAGGCCTATATCTATGGCGTAGATATCCAGCATGATACACAGTTTGTAGAGGATAGAATCAAGACATTTATCTCCGATTCGACGAATCGTGCAGAGTTAGATACAACTCTTGGTAGTCTGATGTTTGATATTATTATTGATGATGGCTGCCATTACGATGGCTTTCAGATTAAGACCTTAGAGAATCTGTGGCATCGCCTGAAGGCGGGCGGAACCTACGTGATAGAGGATTTACAGGTCAGCAGCTTTCCTACAATGGATGAGTGGACTGCAAAGATTCAGTCTATTGTAGGAGATGAGGGATTCGTCTTTAATGTTGAGAGGAAGAATCAGTGCGTCATTTCTAAGCGGTAAGCGCATCAAAAATTGAACCCCCGTTTCCATATTATTTAGTAGAATGAATCTCCGTCGGCTTTTCTCTTCCTATCGTCTTCTCCCCTGCTATCACGCCCCTGTTCAGATCTACAATATCAAGATTATCAACAAGTCAGAGGTAAAGAAGCCAAAAAAGGAGATTATCCAGCAAGAGCCACCGAAGGTACTGGTTTGTGAGCGTTGTGGTCGCGAGGGGCATCCTATGAAGTACTGTGTTGCCAAGTATGATGTGAATGGCACGGATATCGAGGATGATGAGCGCGGCTACTAGAATGCCTCCAGCCAAGCCCCCCGCTCCTCCTCTGGCACCTCCATCTCATCAAATGCCGCCTGCGCCGCCGCGATTTTTTGCTCGGTGGTGCCTGTGCCGGCAGCAATCGCCGCCATCCGATTCTGAATCGCCTCACCAAGGGACTGTACTCCCATGAATGAAGCGTCAAAGCCCACAAGCACACTCACGAGGCGGCTAATATGCCCATCGCAGCAGAGCTCGATGCCATCCACGGCCTCCTCCCACAGCCTCTTACAGATTTCATTTCGGATGAGAAAGGCTTCCGTCGAGCTGGACTTTGGGCTCCAGCGCTCATTTACATAGGCCCAGAAACCATTGAGAAGTCGGCGATACAACCAGTCACCAGGTTCGCGGCAGTCAGCACGCCGAAACCAGTAGTTCAGATCCACTAGAACTCTGCCAAATAAACCCACATCCTCCAACGCGAACTGGTCGCACCACTGTCGTGTAATCTCCTGAAGCGTCATTTGGTCATGTGGAACTGCTGTGCTAAGGAAGATCTCAACGCCTCTATTTGTCTGCTGGGATACGATATTCGTGTGTACATTCTGCCTGTCGTTTGCGAGGCGTGCAAGACGATTTACCAGACGAGGCGCAGCTGCTTGAACTATAACTGCCGGTGGCACACCAAAGTCTGCAAGATGATTATAATATGTAATGAACGTTCCATGAATAGCATGTCCATCTCTTAGAATCGCGTAAGCATATCCAATATCATACTCATGATTTACTGTAATCTCGCCAGCAACCATGCGAGCATGAAGACGTACTGCGACTGACCGCCAGTCCATATTAGGCTCACCGGCGGCAAATGCCGTGTTAAGTGCCTGGAGGCCAGTCGCGACCTGTTCGCGAAATACTCTACGACGCTCCATGCGCTCGGCTAGGAGTCGGTGGCGACTGCATACTGTGTGACCAGCCTCAGACACACGATCACACTGACGGGCTCCGGTCAGATGAGTGCAACGATTTACAGGGCCTGCAGGAGCTGCTTGTACTGCTTGTGCAGCGATCTCGGCAATCCGCTGATGTGTACGACATCGCTCTTGATTCGCACGAGCTTGATGCGTACACTGTGTACCGGCTTGTGTGATTCCAATACATCGGGGCATTTTTCTACCTTATCATTGGGAAGTATCCGCCATCAAATTTACATGCGAGCAAAATACTCATCCATCGCTTTATCAAATGCCTCGAGTTGTGATACGGATGCCTCGCCCTTTTTCTCCTTTTCGGTTCGTATGTCCTTTCCTCCCTTAAACATTTTTGCCATACCAACAACACGAATCGGATCATAGGATACAACCTCTTTGAAAAACTTCGGCACTTGTCCTACTGCCCGAGA